CGTGACGGCCTGCGTCGACTCGACCCGGCTTGGTGTCGACTCAACGACGTCGAGCAGATCGACGACGAGGAGCTCGACGAGCTTATCGGCGAGGTCGAGGAGGCCGTCGAGGCCGGGCTGATCGTCGTCGCGCCGAGGGAGCCATGAGCAACAGAGAAGACATCCTCCGCATGGCGCGTGAGGCGGGGTGGACAGATTATTCACTTATGCACCCGGTTGAGCTCCGGCGACTGCAAATTTTTTACACCCTCGTTGCCGCCGACGAGCGCGACCGCGCAGCGCGAATCATCGAAGCGCAGGACGTTGATCCTGCGTTCAAGGCGCGCATGGCTGCGGCGATTCGCCGCTCATCCCTCCCCTAATAGTCTCTCCCCCGCCGCGCTGAGCACGAGCTGCTCGCGCGACTTGCGGTGCCGGTCCAGGTACTCGCGCACCAGAACCAATCCATCGAGACGCATCGCCGTAAGCTCGGCGAAGAATTCGCGCCGGTTGCCGATCGTCTTTTGCGCCTTGAACGAGTCGCCGGCGCCGCGCGCCGTCTCGTGCGGGCTCAGCGGCACGCCGCGCTGTTCTGCCGCGTGGATCACTCGGAGAATCTCAACGCGTTTCGATTGTCGCATCACATTGCGCGCAAAAGCAGCTGACGGCACCTGCCCGAAGCGTCGGAACACCTTTGCGCTTGCGTCGAACTCAAGCTTGATCTCGGCCTGCATCGGTCCGTGGTTGCACTTTTCGTGCCGCAGCGTGACGGCATCTTCGTCGCGCGTCATCGCCCAGCGCGAGCGCGCGGAGTTGTTCCAAGCGGTCGAGCCGCTGAACGTCGTGTTGGTGTCGGCGGACACGCCACCGCGCACGCTCGCCTTGTCGACGTGCGCAAGCAGCAGCACGGCCGCGCCGGAGTGCATCGCGATCGAGTTGAGCGCGCGCATGAAGCCGCGGACCTCGGAGCGGTCGTTCTCGTTGGCCGAGAACACGTCGCTCGCGTTGTCGACGATCACCACGTCGGCTTGGTGCCGATCGACGGTATCGGCGAGCCACTGCATGCGTGGCGTCGCCTGCCCGTCGCGCCAGAGCACCGAGTCGGACTGCGTCAAGTCGTAGACGTAGAGTCGGTCCTGCAGGTCGGCGAGCCCGGCGCCGAGATCCTGGACAATGTTGGACAGGCGGAAGTGAACCGTGCGCTGCTCGTCCTCGGCGCTCACCACGAGCACGCGCAGGGCCTCGAGCGGCTCGCCCAGGAACGTGCCGCCGAGCGCGAGCGCGGCCGCGAGCTGCAGGCTGAGGTTGGACTTGCCGACGCCTCCGTTCGCAGACAGCAGGGTGGTCGTGCGTGCCGGGAGCCAGCCGCGCCAGTGGAATGTGGCCGGTTCGATGGCCGCTTCGGCCAGGCTCGACCAGTCGAGCGGGCTGAGCTCAGCCGCCGCCTCTGGCGCCTTCTCCGGCGATCTCAGGTCGATGGTCACCGACCCCTGCGCCTGCGGCCGGAACTGCTCAGCGGAGCTTACAAGCCGCGGTATGTCGGCGTAGCGGTCTTGCCAGCGCTTCGAGCGGTCGGGGTTGAGCTCGAGCAGAGCGCGCAGGTGGTTGACGACCATCCCGGCGCCGGCATTGGCCGAGACGAACTTGGCTGCGAGCTGCGTCAGCGGGTCGTGCAGGCTCGAGCCCGAGAGGATCTTCTGGATCAGGTCGGCATGCGGCGTCCCGGCCGGCGCGGGTGCCTCGCCTGGCGCGGCCTGGGCTTGACTGCGCACCGCCGCGAGGTCGACGCCGAAGACGTTCAGCGCATCCTCGAGCGTGAGCCGGTGGTCAGGGTGCCAGGCCAGCAGGCGCGTCGGGTGGGCCGCGCCGGCCTTCGTGTTGGTGCCGACGGGCAGGCGCACATACCGCACCAGGTTGTTGCCGCTCTGGTCGGCGTGGATGAGCTTTGCCGCGACGAGCGCGTGCAGGACAGCGTCGAGCAGCACCGGGTCGCGCGTGTCAGGGTCGTCTTGGTCGAGCAGCACGCCGATCTGATGCTTGCCGGGCGACGTCTCTAGGACGTAGCTCGCCTTGCCGTTCAGCTCTGCCGGGTTGGCGTCGTCCGCGACGAGCACGGCAAGCGCGTCGAAGTTGCTCTTGACGCGGCGTGGCCCGCTGTGCATGGCGAGGCGCGCGACGCTGAAGTAGCAGTTGTCGGCGCCCCGCTTGTCGATCATCAGCTGCTGGTTGGCGGTCGCGAGCCAGAGCTGGCCCGACCACGCGCTCGGGTCAGCGCTGCCAGGGTCGGCGCGAAACGCACACACCCAACCATGCGCGTCGCCGAGCGGACCGTAGACCGCCAAAAGGAACTCGGAGTTGGTGAGCATAGGCGCCCCGCTCAGACGTTGACGAGGTCGGTGAGCGTGAGCTCGATGCGCTCCTTGCGCGCGTGTTTGAGGATCGCCGGCCAGTGGCGCTGGGGAACGTGCCCGCCCGTGCCGCGCGCGGCGCTCGGCATCATCCATCGAGAGACGGCGCTCGGGCTGAGTTCGAGGGCGCGTGCGGCGGCGCGCACGCCCCCGAGCTTCTGGACGACTTCGCGCGCGGGACTCAGTTGCTTCGGCATAGGGAACTCGGGTGCAAGGTTGCAGGGAGGGCCCGAAGGTGCTTTACTGTTGTGGAATTGTCAACACCCAAGAGCGATGCAAACGAGGCACCACAAACCATGAAAGCGAAAAAGGTCGACACGACCTGGTTCAAGGACCGACTCGCCGAGCGCGACCTGTCGATGCGCATGGACGGTTGACATCTCTGACATCAAAGAATCCGCGCCGAATCGCCGCGCCTCGGGACGTGCCGGTGAATGGTGTCGCGGCGCAAATCCGCGCGCCTGAGTTGATGGAGGATGGATGGATTCTCTTTGCCGGCGCGTTCGATTCGCGCGTGGCGGGTGTGATTGATCGCCTGTGTATCGTCGAGATCGCGAACGGCGGGCACGTCGTCGGCACGCTAAAGCGCGGCTACGAGGCCGAGCGCTGGAACGTCGTGCCGTTCGTGCGCGGCGCGTCGTTCGACAATGTGCGCGTCGTGGCTGCGGCGCCGGTGCTGTGGATTCGCCCGGTATAACCGGGCCTTTTTGCTGTAACTGTTGCGGTATTCGGAACACCGTGTTACCGTCGCATCTCCCCACACGAGGCAAACCCATGAACGCTGTGACATTGGCACGCGATTGGCTCGCTGCAAAGCGAGCGGAACAAGAGGCGGCAACGAATCGTCTCGCGATCGAGGCTCAGATCCTGAGCCTGCTGCCGGCTAAAGAAGAGGGATCGAGCACGACGGTGCTCACGAACGGTTGGAAGGTCAAGGCGACCGGCAAACTCACCTATCGCGCCGACATCGACAAGTTGCTCGCGCTCACCGCGTCCTGGCCGCAGAAGCCGGTCAAGACGAAGGTCGAGGCGGATGAGTCGCTGTTGAAGGCGATCCGCACCGACCGCCCCGACCTCTGGCGCCAGATCGCGCCGGCGATCACCGTCAAGCCCGCAAAGACCTACATCGTCGTGGAGACCGCAGATGGCATTTGACCTGAAAAGCATACGCAAAAACGAAGCGCTCGCCGCGCCTCGCATCCTTGTCTACGGGGTTGAAGGTATCGGCAAGTCGACCTTCGCTGCCGGCGCGCCGTCGCCGATCTTCATCCTGACGGAGGACGGACTCGGCGCGCTGCTAGTCGATCACTTCCCGATTGCAGCAAAAATCGGCGACGTGCTCGACGCGATCGCCGCACTGTTTGACGGCGATCACAATTTTGGGACCGTCGTCATCGACTCGCTCGATTGGCTCGAAACGCTGATCTGGCGCGACATCGAATCCAAGTACGAAGCGAAAGACCTGGCTTACGGGAAGGGCGCAATGATCGCTGCGGACAAGTGGCGCGAGATCCTCGACGGACTCACGGCGCTGCGTAACGAGCGCGGCATGGCGGTCATTTTGATCGCACACACCGAGATTAAGCGCTTCGACTCGCCCGAGACCGAGCCCTACGATCGTTACCAGCCGAAGCTGCAGGCGCGATCGAGCGCGCTCGTGCGCGAGTGGTGCGATGCGGTGCTGTTCGCCAACTACAAGACGATCGTCAAAAAAGACGACGTCGGGTTCAACAAGACCGTCGCGCGCGGCATCAGCACCGGCGAGCGGCTGCTCTTCACCGCGGAGCGCCCGGCTTACATGGCAAAGAATCGGTATGGCTTGCCCGAGAGCATCGCGCTCGCGTGGCCGGCGTTCGAGTCAGCAATCAACAAAGGAAACTGAACAATGCCCGAGTTAAACTTCAACGCAGAAAGCCACGTCGCTGCCCCCCGCCCCGATCGCGAGCCGCTGCCGCGCGGCATGTACCCGGTGATCGTGATCGACTCGTCGATCAAGTTGACGCGCGCCGGCAACGGCCAGTACCTTGAGCTCGTGCTCCAGGTCGTCGACGGTCCGCACTCGGGCCGGCGCCTCTGGGACCGGCTCAACGTGAGCAACCCCAACAAGACCGCCGAGGACATCGCGAAGCGCCAGCTGCAGGAGCTCTGCCTCGCGGCCGGCGTCTCCAACCTGACCGACACCGAGCAGCTGCACGACATCCCGGTGCTCGCAGACGTCGACATCGATCGTAAGGAACCGGACCGCAACCGCGTGCAGGGTTACGCGTCGACGTCCGCATCGAACTCCCAGGCCGCGCGGCCGGCAGCGCCCGCCCCCACCGCGACCGTCAAGCCGGCTGCGCGGCCCTGGGAACGTAAGTGACATGGCTCAGGTCCCGATCTCCAAGCACAGCACCGCGGAAGCGGTCGTTCGCTGGCGAGAGAAGCAATCGCAGGAGGTGCGCGAGCACCTCGGCGCGTCGCTGATCGGGCACCCCTGCGACCGGCACCTTTGGTACACCTTCCGGTGGGCGGCGACGCCCACCTGGGAGGGCCGGATGCTGCGCCTGTTCGACCGCGGCAAGCGTGAGGAGGCAGTCGTCGTCGAGGAGCTGCGCGGCGCCGGCGTCGAGCTCTACGTTCGCGAGACCGATCGCCAAATCGAGTGCCGCGACCCGAGTGGGCACTTCGGTGGAAGCGTTGACGGTGTCGGTCGAGGATTCCCAGAGGCGCCCAAGAGCTGGGCGATCCTCGAGGTGAAGACGCACAACGGCAAGAGCTTCACCGAGCTGCGCAAGCTCGGCGTCAATGGGAGCAAGCCGCAGCACTACGATCAGATGCAGGCCTACATGGGCCTGTTAAAAATCGACCGCGCTCTGTACTTCGCCGTCAACAAGGACAACGACGAGATTTACACGGAGTGGGTGCATTTCGACGCAGATGCCTTTCGCGACTTGCAGGCGCGCGCCACGCGAGTGATCGACGCCGACACGCCCCCGCAGCGAGTGTCGGACGACCCGGCGAATTTTCAGTGCAAAAGCTGCACGCACTTCGCGCTCTGCCACGAGCAGAAGGTGGCCGAGGTCTCGTGCCGCACCTGCTGCCACGCGTCGCCGGTCGAGCGCGGCGCGTGGCGCTGCGGACAGGATAACGGTCTACTCGACAAGGCGGCGCAGCGCGCCGCGTGCGACTTGCACCTCTTCATTCCCGACCTGGTGCCGTTCGGCGAGGCGGTTGACGGTGGCGTCGCGCACGTCGAGTACCGGCACCGGGAGACAGGCAAGACCTTCATCAACGGCCCTGGCGGCTACTCAAGCAAGGAGCTCTCGGCGTCGGCGGCGGGCACCGTCACCGAGCCGATCGTCGAGGCGATGCGCGCGACGTTCAACGCAAAAGTGACCTCGAGCAGGCCGCGCCGCGGCAAGCCGGATCTCTCGAAGCTGCCGCCAGCCGAGGCATATGACCATGACTTCAATGACCCCATCCCGTTCTGACGCTGATGAGTTGGCGTGCCGCACCTGCTGGTGGGCAGCGGAATTGACTCGGTCCAAGCGGATGGTGTGGTGCAGCCACAAGGTGCATCACGGGTGGCAGTTCGAGAAGCCGAGCTGCGAGGGCAAGGGGTTTCGCCCTGACGACGACCGAGCAAGACCATGAACGAAAAACCAACCAAGCGTCATCCTTGGCGCACAACTTGGAGTGTGAAACATGAGCAACGAACCGAAACTGGTGGTCGAGCGCTTGACGATCGCGTTGGCTGGGCTCGCCGTCGTGGTGTTGGGTTTCGTGACGACTGCGGCGCTGGTTGGCTTGTTCGCCGGCCTGGTGTTGCGAGTCGTTGACGCGGTGCGCTGATGGGCCGATCGCAACGCGTCAAGGGCGCCGCGGCCGAGCGCGAGTTCACGGCTATCTTGAGCGAGCAGCTCGGCCAGGTAGTGCAGCGCAAACTCGGTCAGTCGCGCGATGGCGGCGACGACGTCCAGGTCCAGAAGTTTCGCTTCGAGGTGAAGCGCAGAGAAACTCTCGCGCTGCCTGCCTGGACGCGACAGATCGAGTCGGCCTGCGCACCCGGCGAGGTGCCGGTTGTGGCATACCGTCAGAACGGACAGTGCTGGCGGATCGTGATGAAACTGCAGGATTTTCTGCCGCTCTTGCGCGGCGAGCTCAAGCCAGAGGCAACCCAGCATGACCCAGCGTGACGAGTCGAAATCGGTGCGAGAGATCATCGACGAGGAGGTCGACCTCGCGGTCGAACGTGAGCGGCGCGCCGCCGCCCGGCTCGTGTTGATCGCCCTCGCCGGCGGCTACGCATTCGGCCTGGTGGCCGGCTGGGCGATGGGCGGGGGTTGACCAGTGGGCGGCGTGTTGCGAGAATCTCACCACCCAGTGCTTGTCACACTGGTTGACGCGGCAGGGCAGCTCGGTGTTAGCGTAAAGACGCTCCGCCGGCTGGTCGACAAGGGTGAGGTGCCGTCCTACAGGTTTGGCACCGCGATCCGAGTCAACGTCGCGGAGGTTCTTGAAGCAACCAAACGAGGCAAACCATGTCCATCTTCAAACGAGGCAAGACTTTCCACATCGACATCGCCGCGCCGAACGGCCGGCGACTCAAGCAGTCTGCTCAGACTGCTGATCGCAAAGCAGCGCAGGAGCTGCATGATCAGCTGAAGGCGCAGCTCTGGCGCCAGGTCAAACTTGGTGATAAGCAACCGCGCTCGCTGACCGAGGCCGCGGAGCGTTGGCTCGCGGAGCACCAGAACGACAGCGCGCTGCGCGACTACGCGCACCACCTCGCGTTCTGGTGCGCGCGCGCGGAGGGCATGTCGCTCACCGATATCAGTCGCGCCTGGGCCGCGGAGCAGATCGAGGGGCTCGTCACCCGCAAGGGCACGCCGGCCAGCGCGGGCACGCGCACCAACTACGTCATCACCTTGCGCTCGGTGCTCTCGACCGCGGTCCGCGAATGGGAGTGGCTTGACCAGGTGCCGGCGCTGCGCACCTACGGCAGCAAGAAGGACTCCAGCAAGATGCTGATCGCGACGCCTGCCCAGGCGAAGGCCCTGCTCGAGGTGCTGCCGGCGCACCTGCGCGCGGCGGTCGGCTTCGCGTTTATGACTGGCTTGCGCAAGTCGAACGTCTTCGGCCTGACTTGGGACCGGGTGGATCTTACGCGCGGTGTCTGCTGGGTGCACCCGATCGACACGAAGGCGGGCAACCTGATCGTCTGCCCGCTCAACTCGGCCGCGCGCGCCCTGCTCAAGCAGCAACCGCGTGTTGCGGGAGAGCAACGGGTGTTTCCGGTCGAGGCGCCCTGCTTCCACCAGTGGCGCCGCTACACCCAGCGGGCGGGGTTGCCGGCGGGGTTCCGCTTCCACGACATCCGCCATACGTTCGCCTCCTGGGCGGCGATGGACGGGGTCGACCGGAAGACGCTGCAGGACATGGGAGGCTGGAAGACGTCGGCGATGATCGACAACTACGTCCACCTGCCGGTCAGTCACTTGGTCGATGCAGCCGAGCGATTGGCGACCCGGCTGCAGTGACTTGGGACATTCACGTCCCATTTACGTCCCATCAGGCACCTAACCATTTTTCAGAAATCGCGTAAGTGCTTGATTTTGTTGGTAGCGGGGGCAGGATTTGAACCTGCGACCTTCGGGTTATGAGAATGCCTCAACACCTTGCGGAATCAGCAAGTTGTTGAAATTCTTGGACTGCGATGGACCCCGCTACCCCTGTTTTCCACGATCTACGTCCCAACTACGTCCCAATCTTTGACCCTCGGAAATAGGCCGCGCCGTCGCTGACAACGCAGAGCTCGGGCTCCAGCAGGCGCCCGCGGTGGAAGGTTAGCACAGCGAAGCCTGACGCCCAGTTGAGCGGCCCAGCCTCCGTATAGCCGAACTGGGGCCCCTTCGGCTCCGCCAGGCTCCCAGTGTCCACCCCGAACCTGCGGCCCCTGTAATCGCTCCACGGTGTGTATTGCAGCTTGTGAAGGTGCCCATGCACATAATGAGTGCCGGCGCGCAGCGTGCTGTTGTACGCGGCGTGGACGCCACCGCTGACAGGCCGGTGCCGGAGCACGGTCCACCCGTCGGTCTGCGGGTTGACGTGCAACGCCCAGCCGGCGCGCCACCTCGGCAGGTAGTCGATGAGCGTGGTTCCGTCCATCTCCTCCATCTCGGGGGCGTTGGCCGAAAGGTAGTTCTCCAGCCGGCTGTCATGGTTACCCTGCGTCCTGATCAGCTGCGCGCTGCCCGCGGCGCGCTCGATTTCGGCGCAGCGGTCCTGCGTCGCGTGGATCTCCTCGCGCAGGGTGGGTTGCTTTTCCCAGAGCTGCCGCGGGTGGCGACTGACGCGGGCGCCGTCCAGGATGTCGCCGTTTAGCACCACCGCCGCCGGCTTGAGATCCTTTGCGAGCCGGCAGAAGGCCTGGTGCGCGACGGTGACGATCTGCGGCCAATAGTGCGCGTCGCTGCCGACCAGCACGACCCCGTCGCTGATGCTGATCGACATCTCCGACTCGTACCGGCGTGCGCGATCCTCCGCGACCTTCTCCAGCCGCCGCGCGATCGCGTTCGTGCCGCCACCCTGGCCAATCTGCGAGTTGATGGACCGCAGCGTGATCCCGTACTGACCCTCCAGGCTACGCCGGCGGGCGTGTACGTTACGCACGCCCATGCCTAAGATTTTCGCAACCTCGCGAGGTTTGCCGACCCGCCGAAACGCGTCGATGAATTCCTCGTCGCTGCACAGTTTGCCTCGCATTTAATCCTCGCGCGTAACCTTGATTTTCAGATCCTTGCGGCGGCGAGCGGTCTCGGCGTCGTCGCGCATGGCGCGCCACTCGAGGTGCCCGTCGACAAGGCGAATCTCTTCTCGATGCACGAGCGCGCAGTCGCAACACTCGTTGTGCGTGTAGCCACGCACCCGGTACCACTTGCCGTCCTCAATCTGCACCACCGCCATCTTCGTTCGCCGGCTCACAGCAACTGCGCCTCTGCCGCGCGCCGGCGCACGAGGCCGGGCAGCACCTTACCGCCGGCTCGCGTCCAGCGCATGATCTGTTCACGCGCCCCGCCCCAGTCACCCTGATTGATCCGCCGACGCAGCGTGCTTGTCTGTAGGCGCCCGACGCCCAAGTTGTAGGCGAAGTCGACGATCGCATTGAGCGCGACCGGAGTCGCGATCAGACCTGGGCACAGACGCAGCACGCCGGGAAGAAACTGACGCTCAAGCTGCCAGCGCAATATCTCGTCGGCCTCGCGGCGCGTGATTGGCGAATCGTCGAGCGTCACCGCGCGCCCGTCAGGGTAGCGCGTGCTGCCGTAGCCAACCGTCGCGACGCCGGCTGGGCACAGGTAGGGCTTGCTGCGGAATCCCTCGAACTCGCGGCAGAGCTCTGTCGCGATCGAAAGATCCATTAGAGACCCCGCTTCGCCAGCGTGCGATCAAGGAACCAAAAGTTGAGCGTGCCGGCGACGAGCGCGGCGAAGTCGGCCGACATCATTGTCGTGAAGACTGTCTTCGGGTCCGCCCCGCTCGCCCACGCGTTGTACGCGTACCAGACATGCACGAACGACCAGATGCCGAGCACCCAATAGGTGATGACCGGGCGCACGCTCGCGCTGAGCGACGCGACCCAGCCGCCAGCCGCGCGCGTCATCTCGGTCTGCTGTTCGATCGCCGACTTGAAGGCGCCGATCACCCCGACGTCGAGGTCGGCCTGATGCTGCGCACCGATTTCCGCCAACTTCTGCGCGCCACGCTGCTCTTCGAGCTTGCACTGGCGGTCAAACATCGCGAGCTCGTGCGCGCGCTCGTTCTTTCGATCGAACGACCGCAGGAATTCCGGCACGAGCCGAAACACACCACCCAGCACGCTGCCGAGCACGCCACCGCTGAGCAGATCAATCACTTGATCAACTCCTTGCCGCCGGCCCACATCATTGCAGCCACGACAAACACGCCGACTGCCCAGAAGATTTTGTGCGCGACGCTCTTGCCGATCTGCTGATAGACCTTTTCAAGCGCTTTCTCGGCGGCGCGCTCGGCGATGTGCTCGATCTCTGCCTCGGTCAGTCTGTTGTCGCTCACGGCCGCTCGCCCTCCTGCACCGCGTCGGTCAGGATCGCCGTGGCGCGGGCCTGCGTCAGCAACGATTTCGCCACGAGCAGATCGACGCCGGCAACGGTGCGCGGGTCGGCGAGGTTGATCTGCGAGACCATGCTGAACGTCTCGACCCACGCCGCGACCGAGATGTCTGTCTTGGCCGCGGTGAGGACGCCAACGTACTCGGCATCGGTGAGGCGAAACCGAAACGCGATCTTGGTGATGATCGGCGGGCGCGAGTCCACGGGCGGCGGCTGCGGCACCTCGCGGAACTTGCCGGGGTAGTTTGCCTCGACAAACTCACGGTCGGCGACGATGATGTTCACGACTGCGCCGGAGTCGTTCAGGATTTCAAAAATCATGCTGCGTAACTCCACACGATGAAAACGACGCCGTTGCCAGCAGCGTAACTGGTTGTGTAGTTCCCGCCTGTGCCGCCGCCTCGCCCCATAGCCTGCGTTCCGGTATAAGCCGCTTGATATCCACCACCACCGCCAAAAATACCGGATACAACATTATTTAAATTGTTTCCGCCGTACCCAGCGCCGGGGCCGGGTTGGACTGCGTTCTGGCTTCCAGCGGTGCCGGTTCCAGTTAATTGGAAAATCGAAGTGGTAGCAGGCGTTAAACCCGATGCGTTGGTGACAGAAGCGTTTGCCGATTCAGCGAAACCTAGAGCAGCGGCACCATTTACGATTGTTCCGGGGACTCCGACTTGAATTGCATCATTGCCCGCCTGTGCGGAACTTCCGCCCCCGCCAACACTTACGTTTGTTCCGCCCTGACTTGTCTGGACAGTTGCATCTCCTCCACGCCCACCAATGCCTGCACCGCCGCCATACGCACGAAAAGTAATACCCGAGGGGGAATTGTGAGAATTATCAGAAGCCGTTGCGTTTCCGCCTCTATAACCGACTCCATGCCATGCAACAGCGCCACCCCCAGAGTAAGCACTGCAAAGCCCACCAGCGAAGTTTGCAAATGTCGTGGCATCACCGCTTGAGCCGCCCTGATAATTCCAATCTCCGCCACTTGCAATGCCGCCAAGCGCGCCCGAAGTAGTGTTATTGCCCGTACCGCCCGCGACCCGCGTTCCTCCACGCCCACCCTGCGCGAACAGAGAAACGCCGCCGCCATTTACGGTCGTGTCGCCACCGTTGTTGCCGTTGTTGTTTACTGCAACTCCAGCGCCGCCCGCGCCGATGGTAATTCCGAGTTGCGTTCCGGCTTGAAGAAATACGCGCTTGACTGCAAGTCCACCAGCACCCCCGCCAGTTGCTTGATACCCTTGACCAGACGATGTTGCCACATCTTGCGCCGCCCCACTCCCGCCCGCGCCGACGGCAAAGATCAAATATTCGCCGGTCACCGGAGCAGTCCACGTCGACGACGCGGCAATCATCTGCTCGATGCGGTTGCCCATCGCTGCGGCGCGAGCAAGGCCGGGGTTGCCCATGCCTGCAAAAGATCCCGGGTTCATTAGAAGTCACCCGCGCGTGTCACCAAGATATTGAACGTCTCGGCGTTGTTCGTGCTCGCGCGCAACGACCAGCCGTTCGGCAGCAGTTCGGCAAGGTCGACAAGTTTCGCGGCGAATGACGCCACCGTCGCGCTCGGCGTAATGGCCGGCACCGCGATTTCGTCGAGCAGCCGCGCGTTCGTGCCGTCGTGCAGGAACAGGCGCACCATTCCGGCGGTCGTTGTGCCGACGGCCTTGATGACGATATCGTCGATCCGCGACCCGCTCGCGCCAGCGGTGAAAATCGTCGCAAGCGTGCCGGTGCCGTCGCGGTTGGTGTTCGCCGTCGAGACCTGACCGACCGCAGCGCGCGGTGTCGAGGCGTAATTTGCTGTAGTAGCCATGATGTGCTCCTCAAAGAATTCCAAATGCCTGAACAATGAACGATTCGACGCCTGCCGCAACGGGCGTAATCTCTGCCCAGCCATACCCCGCGCTGACGTACTGCAGCTGCACGTTCTGGTTGGTCAGCAGCAGATTCGATGCGACACCCTTGATCAGGTTGCCGTTTCGCGCGACGACGTTGTCGGCACGACCGTTGGCGCTTGTCACCCAGACAAGGTCGCCAGCAGTTGGCGTCGCCGGCAACGTGAGAGTGGTCGCGGCCGCGTTGGTGAGCGCGTAGTTGAAACCCTGCTGCGCGGTCTCAGACGTTCCGGTGACGACTGTGAGCGTCGGCAAACCCTGCGAGTTGGCAGCGCTTACCGTGATCGTGCCGGGGCCATTCGCGATTGAGATGCCGGCGCCGCCCGTGATCGTCGCCGGCGTGTAGGTCGTGCCGTTACCGATCGGCACCTGACCGTTCGTCGGTACGTCCGTCGCGCCCAAACCGCCGTTCGCCGGCGCGACGACGCCAGAGACGTTCGTCGCAATGAACGTCTTGCCTGCGCTCAGCGCAAGACCGTTGACCGTGACGCGAAAGACCGGAGTGCCGAGCATCGAGCACCAGAGCTCGCCCGCCGTCGGCCGGTAAAAACCGCTCGTCGTCTCGAGCAGGAACGACAAGCCAGGCGCGCTCGCGTTGCCATCGAACAATCGAAACGGCGCGAGCATTCCGCCGTTACCGTTGCGAGAGAGCGAGTTCGTGAGCTCGTCTGCAATATCCTCAAGCGTCGTATTGGCCCAGTCCGCCTCGATGACGGTGTTGGGCTCGACCGGATTGCCGCCCGGCAGAGTGTAGGTGCCTGATCCATTTCTCGGCATCGTCGTCTCCTCAGTTCGTGGTCGCGGCCGGCGCGTTGCGCAGCAGGTTCAGAAGCGCGCTTTGCTCCGGCGAGAGCTGCTGCCCAGAGCGCTCAAGTCGCTCGAGCATGCGCAGCAGCTCTTCAGGGTTCTGCAGCGCCGAGGCAAGTGCCTGGTCGCGGTTGCGCGCAGCGACGTCCTTGAGCGCAGAGAGCCCGATCCGGCTCGCCCAGGTCGGCGCGCCGGCAGCGCCGGCGAGCGCGTCGCCGACCTGCCCCGCCGCCTCGGCAGCGATCGTGTCGCTCGCAGTGTTGCTGCCGCCACCTGCCGTCGCGGACTTCGCAACACGCTGCGTAATGTTTTGCCGCCGCAGAGCTTTTAGCACCGCGTTCAGGCGCGCCTCGGCGCGCGGCGAGAGTTGCGAAGCGCCGTCCTTGCCGCGGGCGCGGTTCATGGCGCGGCCGAGGCCGGCCTCGGTGATCTTCGGCACGTCGCCCGCGGCGTCGGCCGCAACACCCTGCACTCGCCCGGTGGCGGGATCAAAGAACGCGTCGCGCACGCGTCCAGCCGCCTTCGCAGCGTCGACCCGCTTTGAGCCAGACGCGTAGTTGTCGAGCACGGTCTGGAACTTTCCGCCGGTCGCGGAGTTGAGGATGTCGTCGACCTGGCGCATGGTGCTCAGGCGCAGCGCGCTGTCGCGCGGCGCAGCTGCCAGTGCGTTGGGGTTCATCGGGTTGAATCGCGCCGAAAGGTTGGCGCGGATCTGCTGCAGGTGCGCCGGCGTGTACGCACCGCCGCCCGCGGTCACCCGGTCGATGTCGTCCGCAATAGCCTTGAGCATGCCGCGCACCGCCGGGTTGCTCGACTCCGGCTGCAGCAACGCGTCGTCGAGCGAGTTGCGAAACTGCGCCAGGTCGCCTGCGAACTTCCCGAGGTCAGCGCTGCCGCTTGCTTCGGCCCAGTCGCGCGCCCAGTTGTTCCGGCGTGCAGCCTTGCGCGCGTCAAGCAGGGCGGCTTCGCGCGTGCCACGACCCACCTGATCCGCCACCGCGCGCGCCTGGCCCTGGTCGTACTCGTACCAGTTCGCAGCGTCTCGAGTGCGGCTACCGCGCTCAAGCCTGGCAAGGTCCGCGCTGTCGAGCTGCGCCGCCGTCGAGAGCGGAATCGGGCCGCGAGGCTGCGACAGTGTTCCGCGCAGCTGCGCCAGCGTCTGCTGCAGCACACCGGCTCGGGCCGACTGATCCGCGCCCTCGCCTGCAATCTCCTGCACCACGCGCTCGGCGGCGCGGTCGGCGCCCCCGCTTGACGTCGCCATCCGGCGCACCGTGTTCGCACCGAGCCCGGCAAGCGGCAGCATCGAGCCAAACGCTGCGCCCTCGGCGGCATTTTGGACCGCGCTCTCCCCCTCGACAGTGGGCCGCAGAGCACCGTAGGTGGCGCCTGCGAGGAGCGAGTCACCGACCAGCCCTGCGCCGCCTAGCTTCGCCGCCGTCGTCGCAGCGGGCGCCATAGCGGCGCCTGTGCGCAGCGCCCGGTATGCGCGCGGCAGAGCAGTCGCTGCGCGACTCGCGGTGTTCGCGAACGCGCCGACCGGGACTGCCATCGTCGGGGCGACGTTGCCGACAATCTGCGCTGCGCGCCCGCCGGTCGTCTTCTCGGCGAGCACGTCGGCAAGCGAGCGCTCGTCGGCGGCGCGCTTCTTGAGCTCTGCCCCGCGCTCGTCGCTGCCGAACACGTCGTTGAATCGCTGCTGGGCGCCCGTGACAAGCTCCTGCACGCCCGAGCCGAAATTCAGGAAGGCCTTCTTCGGCCAGCTCATTTCGTCGAGCGCGGCGCCGGCCAGGCTGCGCTGCGTGTTGCGGCGCCACTCGTCGGTGAGTTTCGCCTCCTTCGGGCCGAGGTCGCGCGTCACCATCGAGTTGAATTGCGCAGGCGGCACGTCCGCGTAGTACCGCTGGCGCACCGCTTCGAGCAGTCGATCGTCGTCGATGTCCGCGTACTGCGGGAAGCGCTTGCGCACTTCAGACATGGTGATCTGACCCATCAGCGCGCCCTCAGCCCCAGCGGGTCGTTGGGGTCGGCTGAGCCCGTGCGGTAGCTCGGGTTGATGATCACCGCGGACGGATCTAGGCCGCGCTGGCGCGCGAGCTCGCTGTATTGCCCAGCGACCGTGCTGAGCTTGCGCTCAGCCGCCTGCTGGTAAAGCTGAGCCAGACTGTTGATCTGGCGAATCGCCTCGTCGTTGAGCGGCTCGCCCTTCAGGATGTAGTTCTGCAGATTGCGCGCCCGTCCATCGAGGCCCTGCGCCTTGACGACGCGGTTGAACTCGCCCTCGCGCACAACCGAGTCGGGGTCGAGGAACTTGTTGAGCAGGATCACAAGCGACTGCTGCGTGATCGCATCCGGCCTGCTGCCGGCGGGCGTCGCAGAGATGATCTCCGTGATCTTGCGCGTCGCGCTGAGCTCACCCTGCAAGTCGCCCGTCGCCTTCTCAAACCCGCCGCGCAGGCTGTCCTCAGCGCGCCAGGTGCGCGCATCGTTCGCGCCGCCGTTCGCCGCGTTGCGCCCGGCTGCGAGCTCGCGGCGCAGGTTGTTGTTCTCTTCACGCGAGTCCTGGCGGTCGGCGAGCGACGCGTACTGCTGGCCGAGGCGCATGTAAGTCTCTGCGCGTCGATCGCGCGAGCCGCTCGGGTCCTTGATGTACTCGCCCCCGGGCGTGACGTAGCCGGCGTTCCCGACCTTGAGCGGTTCCTGCGCCGCGCTCGCGCGCTTCAAAAACTGCGCCTGCACGGGCGCGTAGCGCTCGCCCGCGTAGCCGGCCGCGAGCGCGGCGAGCATTGCCGAGCTGCCCTGCTGCGAGCGCCGCTTCGCATAGTCCTGCAGGCCGGCCACGTCGGGCTCTTCGTCGTAGGCGTCCATGCCGGCCTGCGAGTAGTACTCGGCGAGCTCGCGCGCCGTGCGAGGCTGCACGTTGTTCGTGAGCATGCCGCCGGCCGACTTGACAAGATACTGCGCCATCGTCTCGCCCTCAGTACATGTATCCGAGCAGGTCGTCGTCCTCAAGCGGTCGCTTGCCGCCTTGCGGCATCGACGTCGCATTGCCGCGCTTCATCGCCATCTGATCGCGCAGCCGCTTGATCGCATCCGCCTGCGCGGTGTTCTGCGTCGCGTAGCCGGCGTCGAGCTTCTTCTGTCCCCTGCGGGCGCCATAGGCCTGGCCGAGCTGCGCGAGACCCTGCGTGAACGACGGCGGCACATAAACGTTGCCCGCCATCTTCCCCTGCATCGGCGTCATCGACTGCTGGCGCAGCGCGTCAACCATCGCCTGTTTGCGCGCGAGCTTTTCCTCTTCAGGGCGCATCGCGCCCATCTGCAGCAGGTACTCGAGCATCAGATCGTCGTTCATGTCACAGCGCTCCGTAGTTCACAGTCAGGTAGCCACTCGGGTGCCGTCGCACAAGATCCGGCCGCACGACCTCGAGCTCCTGCGCGATCACACCGCGCTGGCGATACCCGGCGATGTCGTAGTCGTAGATCCCGACGCCGGTCGAGTGCGTGCCAACTCGTTTGAGTCGCCGCTTGAGACGGCGATCAGAGAACCCGAACGGGTTGCCCATTGCCATGCTGCCGAGCGAGAAGAGACCGCTCATCGTGTTCCCGAACCCCGCGTTGCGAGCGTTCTGCGCATCGAGCGCGGCCTGGTACTGCATGTTCGCCGCCTGAAGCAACTGCGGCGTCTCGGCAACCCCAGCCGGCTGGAACCCAGGCATCTGCGGCATGCCAACCTGCTGACCGCTGAGCAGCGCGTTCATCTCGTTTAGCGGCATCGATCGCATCAGCTGCTGCTCAGCGATCGCCTGCTGCCGCAGCCGGTTCGCCTGATCAGCGCTGGACATGTTCATGTTGAACTGCTGCTGGCGCGCAGTGTTCTCGGCCTGCTGGCGCGAGATGTCCATCTGCTGCGCCTGGCGCAACGCGTCGTTCGTGAACCCGCGCGACGCGAGGTCCTGCTGGAATGCTTGCGCGCCAGATCGGTTGAACAGGTCGGCCTGCCCCATCATCTGGTTGTAAAGCTGATTCTGCGCGGAGTTTCCGAACTGACTCGCCGCGAGCTGCTGGTTGAACGATTGGTTCGCAGCCTGGTTGGCGAAGTTGCCCTGCGCCAGGTTCTGCTGAAACCGCTGGTTTGCCGATTCGTTCGTGAACCGGCCCGCGTTAAGCAACTGATTGAAGGTCTGATCGGCGGCTTGATTGCCGAACTGCGCCGCAGACAAATTCTGGTTGAACTGCTGCCCGCGCGCGCGGTTGGCGGCTTCGGTCGCACCCATCGACTGCTCATAGGCCTGGCGATTGGCCGCATTCCCAAATTGCGCACCGGCAAGATCCTGGCTGAACTGCGCGCTGCGCGCGCGGTTTGCAGCCTCTGTCGCGCCCATTGATTGCTCGAATGCTTGGCGGTTGGCAGCATTACCGAACTGAGCACCGGAAAGGTCTTGGCTGAACTGAGCACTACGCGCACGGTTTGCAGCCTCTGTCGCGCCCATCGACTGCTCAAATGCCTGTCGGTTGGCAGCGTTCGCAAACTGCCCGCCGGCGAGGTTCTGATTGAACTGCGTGTTGAGCGCTTGGTTGCTCGCTTGCTGCGCGTTAAGATTCTGGTTGAATGCCTGACCAACTGCCTGATTGGCGAACTGGTTCGACGCAAGGTTTTGGTTAAATGCCTGCTGCGACGCCTGGTTGGCGAAGTTGCCGGCGCCGACATCCTCATTGAAGGCCTGCTGGCGCGAGCCCATCTGCATGCCGAACAGCCGCTGCGCTTCGTTCCCCGCCTGGTCGAGCGCGTTGTAGCGCTCGCTCGCCTGGCGCCCTGCCAGGTCGTCCAGCGCGCGCTTGTAAGCCTCTGAGCCGCGGGTGAAACCCTGATTGCTCAGCTGCGTCTCAAGGGCCTCCTGCTGCATCTGATGCACCGGCATCATGCGCCCGACAAGATCCGACGCGACGCGGTCGCGATAACCGGAGTCGATCGTCGGCAGAACCGGGTTGTCGCCCGTCTGCAGCGAACGCTGCACGCGCTCAGGGCCGACATTGCCACGCAGCGCGCCAATCATCGGGTTGAAGTTGGCATTGAGCTGCGTGCCCTGCACGCCAGTCGTGATGCCGCCCACGCCCGAGCCAAACCGAGTGTCCTGCTGCGCGCCTTGCACGCCTGTTGTGATGCCGCTTACGCCAGAACCGAACCGAGCGTCTTGCTGTGCGCCCTGCACGCCGCTGGTGATTCCACCAACACCGGAGCCGAACCGAGTGTCGACCGGCGCCGAGTCGACCGTGTTTCGGATCGAGCCGGTCTGCGGGTCGACGCGCCCCTGCAGGTAGGTGGCATTGATGCCGCCCTGAATGTTGGCGGTGCCGTCGTTGACGCTCATCTGCGGCCCGCCAAAATCGAAGCCGCGCGTGACGCCCGTGTTCTGCACGTTCGTCTCAAGCCCCGGCGTGTAGTCGGCGATGTTTGTCGAGAGCCTCCCAGGCCCGCCGGCCGAGGTCAGTGCCGGCAGGTTCTCCCAGTCGAAGGGCTTCGAGTACGCATCGGAAACGCGGCTCATCGAGTCGCTTGCAAGATTGCTGCGCTGCTGCTGCAGCCCGATCTGCGAGTCCAGTGCCTGCTGCAGCTTCGGGTCAAGCGTGGTGTTCTGCGTCCACTTCGTGACCTGCTGACCCGTCGCCGGGTCGGTCACCATGTTGGTCGTCCACGACTCCTTGCCCCAGGGCGTGTTGACGTCGGGGCGGTTCGCAAAGTTTTGAACGTTCAGGTTTTCCCTGCTCGCCTGCGCCTGCGCCATAGCGGCGCCGGTGTAATCAGGCGGCGGCGGAGATGACTTCTTGCCCATGTCGCGTCCTCAGAAACTTGCAGTTTTCGCGCCGCATCTGCAGCAGCACCAACGCACCGTCAGGATGCGCATCAGGGATGCGCGCCACCTCAGTGAACCCCAGATGCCGGTTGAACTTCAGCGCGCGGTCGTTGCCGGACGGCACCAGTCCGAGCACGACCTTCAAGCCAGCCTTGTTGAACGGGTAGTCGAACACCGCGTGCAGCAACTCGCGCGTCACCCAGTTGCCGACGCCAGCAACGTGCATCTGGCACGACGCGTCGTTCCACCCATCGAAGCCGACCACGCCCAAGATCCGCCCCGCTGGCGTCACGTTGGCGATGCAGCGCAGGTGCGGGGACGGCATCAAGCCGATCCGCTCGCACAGCCACCGCGCCAACAGCTCCTGGTGCGCCGTTTGGATCACCGCAACATGCCCCCGCGGCCGCGCATCGGCATCTCGTCCTCGGCCTGCATCATCTGCAGGTACCAGTCGGGGAGCATTGGCTCGTTGATCGACGCGTCTGGTGCCGGTGCCGGCGGCACCTGCTCAGTCGGCTGCGACGGCATCTGCTCCATTTGCGAAAAGATGTCGTAGTCGTAGGTCGGCTCGATGTCGTTGCGATTCGGGCCGCGCGGTCGATCAGGATCTCGCTCGCTGGGCGGCGGCACCTGCGGCGGCACCTGCGGCGGCACCTGCGGAGGC